TTATACGTTTCTAATTTAGTATCGAGTATTTCTTTTAAGAATGCTATTATTTCGTCTTCTTCGTTTTGTTGTAAACTCATTTCGTATTTGTCTACAAAGTGACCTTCAATACTAAATCCTTTTACTTCGCCGTCTTTTACCTTTTGCCAAACATCATCGTTATTTACTTTCATTGAAATCATCCAAGTTCCCTTTGGTAAACTGAAACCGTATAATTTACTTTTGTCCGTCTTTTCGTCTTCAATTATCCAGCTTTCAACTACCGACATACCGTCAAGCATTTTGCGTTCGTGTTCGTATGTAGCGTTATTTTGATTTGACCGCATTAAAAACAATTCACTTGCTTTGCGTACCGTGTCCTCACTGAAGTAAATATAGAATTCTTTGTCCTTGTTTCTACGGTAAATTTGTTTATTAGGCACTAAAGCCGCACCCATCAAAATACGTTTTTCCGCATCAACTTCTTTTAGTTCAACTTCGTGCTTTTTTAACGCTATAAAATTTTCTTCGATCGCGGGACTTTCAACAACTGAAACCGCATTTATTCCAGCTTCTAATTTTGTTTCGTCAATTAGTAGTTCTATTATTTCAACTTTTGCCATAATTATTAAACTTATAAAGTTGCGTTTTGTACTCTATTCCTATCTAAAGCTTGTGCGCTTGTTACCTCGCCACTCACTACGTAAGCCTTTGCGGGCGTTTGTTGTAATTGTGCTAATTGATTTACACCGCTTGAACCTATTGTGTTAAAGTTAGCAGTCATTGGCGCACCCGCTGGAGCGTTCGAACCACCACCGCCACCGCCTGAAGAAGCACCACCCTCGAATTTTTGCGAAGCTATTTTTTTAACGTTTACTAAACCCGCAGTAATTGCCGCAGCCATAGCGATATAATTAAACGGGGGCGGTGAACTTGCTAAAGCCGTGTTTGCTGCTTTGTAAGTGTCAATAACCGCATTCGCTATATTAACCGCCTTTTGTATTTGAAACGCTTTCTTTTGTTGTTTAACGCTTTTACCAGCGAATAATTCAGTAAGGTCTGAAACAACTTGTAAAGTATCTTTAGCAGCGTTTAACCTATATTCGTTTAATTGTTTAATTCGTGCTTTTTCTTTTTCGTCAAATTCTTTTTGTTTAGCTTCTTTTTCTAAATTAGCTTGTACTTCAATTTCAAGTTCTTTTGCACGGTCATTTTTTAATGCTTCAATACTAAAACCACGTGCCTTTAAAGTATCCCCGAAATATTTATCTTCTAATTGTCGAAGGTCTTTTTTAAGATTAGCATCTATTAATTTTTGAGCATCGGCTAATTGTTGTGCATCAACTATTTTTCCTTCAGCGCTTTTTAATAAATCTTCTTTTTCACGTCTTGCTTTTTCTTCAGTAATTGCACGTTCTTTTTCGTATCCGTCTTCCATTAAAGCTATTCGCTTGTCTATTAATTCACGTTCTAAATTAAGTGTTTCTTTTGCTGCCGCTTTTTCCGTGTTAACGCTACTTTTTGCAGTTTCTTTATCAATGTTTTTTATTTCTAATTTAAACGCGGCTTGTTGGTCTATTAATTCCGTTAATTTATCTTCAGCGGCTTTTATTGCTTCGTCACCTTCTTTTGCAGTTGCTACGGGGTCAAATACTAAATTTGCCAAATAATCTGTCATATCAGCGCGCAAACTTAAACTTTTATCAATTGCACCGATATAAGCCAACCCTTCAGAAACGGCGTCAATAGTTCCTAAAATAGTTTGAATAGGTATCGTAATAAACATTATAATCCCTTCAAGTATTTCTTTATTTCTTTTTGCCGCTTCTACTTGTGCTATTTTAGTGGCTTTTTGATTTGCAACGTTTATTTTAGCGTTTTGAATTGTAGTATCTAAAGCAGCTATTTTTAAGTTAAGTATGTCTTTTTCGCTTTTACCTTGTAACTTTAAAATGTTGTCTTGTTTGTTTAGGGCGTTAACTTTATCTTCACTTGCTTTTAAATTCGCATCCGTCTTTTTGTTTAATTTGTCTTGTTCTTCAGAAACACCGCTTACCGCTCCTTTTATTTCATCCCAGTATGCAACTACCGAACCCAACGCAACTACGAACGCACCGATACCCGTTGCTATTAATTCCGTTTTAATTCCTTTTAATGCAGTACGTGCCACAGTACCTAATTGAATAAACGCGTCTTTTGCTTGCATAACGCCGTTTATGCCTTGCGTTAAAGCCATCACGGATTGAACTCTTAATAATGCTTCTTGAACTTTGTCACTTTCTACACCTAATAAAGCAAGTCCTCCTTCGAACGCTTGAAAGCCATTCATAACGCCGTTAATAGCACCCTCAACCGCAGCAAATTTAGCATCAGGATTAAAGCCAGCTATTAAGTCCTTACTAAATTCAATTTGGTCTTTTAATTCCGCAGCCGCTTTAGCAGCCTTAACCGCTTGGTCTGAAGTTTCGCCGTATTGTTGTGAAAGCTTTTGTAACTCTTGTACGGCTTCGCGATATTGTTGTTTTAATGACTTACTATTGTCTTGTATTTCTAATTCTATTGTCCGTTTTTCTGCCATTGTTTACGCTTTTTTTGATTATAAACTTTTTTAATATCGTCCGTTAGTTCGTGTTTTCCTTTTGCCACGTCTACAATTTCACTTACTCCGAAAAAATTATCCGATTTAAGTAGTTCTAAAATTAGTTGTATCATTGTTGTAATATTTGAATTGTGTTTACTACCGTACTACCGTCGCCCATTGTGTACGTAACTGTTAAAATAATTACTTGCGTACTTGAATTTTCAGTTATTAAGTTTTGAAATTCTTCAGTAATTAAGCTATCCGAATTTTCGGCTAATATGTTTTGCGGGCTATTCGTGTTTTCAGGAATACAAACTACAATTGTTTCGCTACTTGTTATTGTGCTTGGCGTTATTGTAACACCCCCGAATGTAGTTGTTATTGTAGCACTAACAGCACCGTTTACCCACTTAATAGGAATGTTTAAACATTGTGCTTCAAAACTCGGTACGTACGGTCTACCGCTTGTAATTGGTCGAAAGTCTAAATACAAACTAAAGTCAACTTGTCCCGTGCTTAAGTTGCTTTTCATTTCGTTTATTATATAGCGTTTATCTCTTATAATAAGACGATCGTTTAATTGTAGGTTCGTAAGTAAAGAAACGGGTAAATTCGTCTTTACGTGAACTAATCTATTCTTAAGGTTGAACAAATTAATTAAATACGAAAAATAATATTCAGCGAATAATCCTTGTTGAATTGTTTCTAAATGAATTATAGAATTATCAGCGCCAAAATTTAAACTATATTTTTCGTTTTGATAAGTAAGGTCTTGCCCGAATAAAGCGAACGTGTCAATATTTAAATGCGTTGCTCCAGTATAGAATTTAATGTCATGCGGCAAAGGGTCACTTTCACCGTACAAATAAAGTAATATCGGCTTTGGCGTATACGCTTGAAAATTCTCGTTTAACGTATACCCGAAAATAGCGTAGTTACCTGAATTATCTATTGACCTTTGAAACAATAAATTTTCAAAAGGAACTTCAATTGTGTACTCGTCGCCGTCGTAATTGTATTGATATTCTAAATCTCCGTATTGTTGGTTATATGTTTTAAAATAATTCTTGTTTGCAAAGGACTCACTTTGTTGATATTTGAAGGCTATTTTTTTATACAACTTAATTCGTTCAATATCAATAGAATCTATATCCGTGTATTGCGTAATATCTACAATAGCGCCTTGACCGTACCAATCTTCTAAAGGTAATATTTCAAAAGTGTTTACATCAGTAGCTACGCAAGTACAATTGAATTCTTTTAGTACGCCCGAAAAGAAGTCACTAACTTTTATGTCGGGTAAAACGTTATTTATATTTACGTTACCTGAAAGCGAAGTTGTAACCGTACTCATTTGAGCATAATTAATTACACCGTTATTTCCGTTTATTTGGTAGATAATATTCATATCTACGTCCATTATTGCATCAGCACGTAATTGAAAAGTTACGTCCGTGTCCAAGCCACTTGTATTTATGAAAGTTACATTTCCGAAAACTCCTGTCGTAGTACCTTGAACCGTTTGATAGTAATTTCCGTCTTGAAAAATATCAATGTACCATGTACCCGCAGCTGATTGACTTAAAATATCAAATGTTATAATATGCGCATAAACTCCAGAAAGTTCTTCGATGTTAATTTGACTTCCGTATATATCTACGTAATTAGCGGGGTTCGGTAAACTCGGATCAACTAACGTTGCTGTTATTTGGTCAATATCAATATTACTGGCTTCGCTTATCCAAGTGTATTCCGTCGTATTTTTTCCGTATAAAAAAACTTGGTTAAATCGCGGGTCACTTAAAAACGTGCCCGTGAATGTTACCCCGTAATCATTTGCAATTGCTTGAAACAACCTACTTATTTTTATAGCGGGAAATAATTCATCGTAGCGTATTGCTTTTGAATTATCCGTTACGTCTTCAGTACCGTGGTGGTATTGCCACAACCTACTACTTGCAATTAAAGGATATCTAACGTCGTAATCATTTGTTAAGTCCGTTATACGGTCGTAAATTTCATTTGCGCTAAATGTAAATTCGTAAGCGCTTAAGTCTAATATATTTAATTTGTCTTCGCCGAATAAATCTTTTAACGTTCTTATTTCCCCATAAAATGTTATTTGATAGTTTTCAGGTAAACCGTTTTTTATATTCGCCTTTTCAATTTGAATTTTACCTCGTCTAAATGTAGTAAGGTCTATTTCTATTAAACCGTTTCTTCTTATGTTATGGTCGATAGTACCGTCAACGTCCGATTGATAAAAGTGTTGAAATATTTCATTGTTAACAGTTGAAGCGGGTACGGTAAAGCTTTGCGAAAAGTCCGTAAATACTTTTGAAATATCGCTAATATTTTGAACGCTCGAAGTAACATTAATTTGTTCGTCTTCAAATAGTTCAACCTTTTGTCCTTCAATATAAACTTGTACTTGCCTCATATTACGTTGTTTATTGCATTAAAGGCAAAGTCAAACTCTAAAGAATAGTTAATCATTTTTTGATTTATGTTTTTGAATAACTCGGTTTGCTTCGTGTTAATTTTAGCGGGTAAACTATTTAGTAATATTCTTTCGCTTGTCATCAGTTGTTCAAGTAAATCGTTGTAGCTTTCAGTTACCCAGTCCGTATTTACTTTAATGCTTCTTTTCGCCGTTGTGTTAAACGTTTTTCTTTGACCTTCTAAAGTATTGTAATTCGGGAACGTGCTTTGCATTAAATTGTATTCCGTGTTTTCAACGCTAAAGATGTCGTTACTCGCAGCGAAAAACCAAGTTCTTTGCCAGCATCCGTACTTATTCACGAAGTCGCATAAAACGGGCGTATATCTACAATTCTCGTAAGGCTTAAAATATCCAGTCCAAAGCACGTTATTACTACCGTCTAATATTTCTAATTTGTTACCGCCAGCATAATACGAACCACTACCGAAATAAACGCGTGGCACGTCAACTACCGTATTATTTGTTAAGGCTTGCGTTTGTGTAGCAGCCGTTGCAAGGTTTGTATATTTCGCTTGGTAACCCGTACCCGTTTTAACCATTATATGACCCGCTCGTAAACTTGAAAAAGTTGCGGGGCTTGAACCGTTGTAATAATAAAAAAACGTCCCCTCGTCGTGTAATATGTCGTAACTCAAACTCGGATTGTATCCTTGTTCGTACCAGCCGAAACCGTCAAACGCTACTAAATCCGTAGTGTCTAAAAGCGTGTACGTGCCGCTGTCTAATTTATATCGTTTAAATTGAACGTTGCATTTTTGCGAAGTATTACTTGCGGGAAAAGTGTTATAAATTTCTTGTCTTGTATTCCAAGTTATGTACTCGCGAATATACGGGCTTAAATTGTAGTACGTCTTTACGTTGTTTGAAGCGGGTATTAATTTACTCAAAGTGTATTGTGGTGAAGCTGGCGTCGAACCCGTGTTCCAGATAAACAATTCAACCTTCGAACCGTCTTGTCCCGTTTCGGATATTTCTACTATATAAGGTGAACGTGCAAAAATACTCATTTTTTAGTCTTTAAATTTTGGTCTAATATTTCGGTTAAAAGCTTTTCGGCATCTAAACCGTACTTATCTATTAACGTGTCGGGTAAAGTTTTGTAGGCAGCTTCAAATGGCTTCGTAAAAAATAGGCTCGGACGTATTCCGTATTTTTGTATATGTACGGATAAAGCGAATTTAATACTTGAACGGCTAACGAATTTACCACCAGCACCCCGTGGGGCTAAACCTTTTTTAACTACCCACTTATCGAAGTGTCTCGGACTTGGTCTATTTGTTATTCCGCTTTTATATGAATAAGGCGTATCAAATTTACGCTCCGTTCCTGAAACCCCTTTATCCTGAAAGTTACCGTAAGGTTCCATCTCGAAATAAATACCTATTGAATTAGGCATCTCCTTTACTTCGCCTTTTATTGAATTGCTTAATTTACCACTTGAATTTTTACCCAACCTTTGTAAATTAGCTTTCGCTTCAGCTACTACTAAATCACGAAACTTTTCAAGTGCCTTTAATCTTTCACTCATTAACAAACGGTCATTTCATTAGGAACTAAAATATCGAAAGTCATAGTCCAGCCAGCTAAATAGTTCTCGAACCTTTCTGCAAACGCTTCTAATGTAGGGTTGCCGTCTACTTGAAAAGCATCAGTAAATAAATCCCCTCGTCGAAGTTCTTCGTATAGCCTATTCAATACTGATAGCATTGTGTTAAGTACGTAAATCTCGTTGTCGTTACCGTCAAATACATTTGTATCTTCGTCTTTTGACTTGTTTACAATATCCATCGCCATTAAACTCACGTTAAAACGAATTATATTGCTTTCAAAAGTTGCGTTGTTTACTATAATATGACACAAAGGAAAAATAGTTTGTTTAGCCAAGTCAACCGCAAATATATCGCCTTGCGTTACCGTGTTAATAAACGGATCATTTTCTAAATTGCTTTTAAGCGTGTCGAGTATCGTGTAATAATTAGCCATTTTTTGTCATTCTTTTAATTTCCCTTTCTTCTATTTCTCGTTTTTGCTTTTCGTAAGTAAGCCATGTAAGACACTTTCGAACTCCCAGTCCGGTAACTTCATCAAATTTTGTAAGGTCGCCCTGAGCAATTGCATAGATTGAATTATACCATCCCCATCTTTTATTAAATTGCGCTCTTTCGCTGAAGTCATTAATTTCTTGTTCGTCTTCAGTTGGTTCTCCAAATAAGTAAGCGTATGTTGAACTAAGTCGTTTCCTAAACTCGAAAAAAAAACCGTTGCGCCCATGACAACATTTAACGGTGCGTATTTCATCAACTCCGAAAATTCATCCGTTCCCGTGTATTCGAATATCTCGTACCGCTCTTTGTGTTTCTTCGTGATAGGTCTGTACATTACCGCCATCGCTTTGTGAAAAGTTTCTACGTTTGAAATATTACTTTCTAAATCAATGTATTCTCCGAAAGTCATGTCTTCTAAATTAGGAATAAACCCAAATTCAGTATCTTGAATTTTAAACGTAGCTTGAAATTTAGGCTTCGCTTTGAATATTTCGTTTAAATGTACGGTCAACTCTTTTACGTCGCTCCATTTTACCTTTACAACGTCTTTCATTTTTAAGCCGCAAAATATCTCGATAGTCTTTTGACCTATAAATTCTTCGTCGTTTGACTTTTCAACTACCCGCATAAATTCTTGGTAGCTTTTCAAAGGTATTTCACTTAATGAAGTAGGTATTACAATTTCTGTTTTCATTCTATATATTAACTTTTAATTCGTGTTTTTGTAGTTTGTAAAGATAATTCACACTATTTGCATACTTGAATAGGTGCGAAATATTATTTATTTACCAAATGTGATACTTACCGTAGTTAGAATTCATACCTAACGTTTCCATTTCATGGTAGCGCAGCGCATCAATAGCGTGGTTGTTCGTGTCAATCGGTTTGTTTAGGCGTGTACCTTGTTTATCAGTGTCCCAGCAGTAGGCTCGAAGTTCTTTAATTAAGTTGGTGCTATTTGAAGTAACTAAATATTCATTACGTTGCATAACATCTATTCCGTAGTTTATTGAATCCTTGCCCTTTGTAACGCCTTTAATTGTTATTCCGTAGCGTTTTATTTCTTCAATGCTTTTAGGTTCGCTTGAATCAGCGTAAACGGGTACGTGTTTCGGTAGTGCGTTTGCAATATCACTGTTTAACATTCCCGTTTGATACTTCAATTCGTTTATTATTCGTTGCCCGTTGTAATTGTATATTTCTATTATTGCCGTCGGATCGTTCGTGTAACCAAAGTCTAATCCAATACCTATTAAATTCGCTTCTTTAGGTAGTATGTCAATAGTTTTCCAGTTACTGAATATAACGCCTTCTAACATTCCTATTTCGCCAAGTCCGTATACACGCCACCAGTTAGCCCAGTATGCGCTTGTTTCGGCTTTTAAACGGTTCTTTTCTATTTGTTGTACAATACTATTGTCAAGGGCTTCGTTGTCTTTGTACGTGAGAATTAAGAAGTCGCTGTCTTGTTCGTCTTTTAGTTCGGTATGTACCCAAAATTCATTAGCCGGGTTGAAGTCTAAATAGATAGCTTTCTTTGTACGTATCGCAAGTTCGTTGTAACTTTCAAAGGTTACGTTGTTACATTCGTTTATATATAGAATATCACGCCTTGCACCCCTTAATTTACTTGAATCGTCAGCACTAAAAAACTCTATATAACTACCATTAAAAAATTCGTACCGTAGAAGCGATTTATTAAAGCGATCGTCAAAATACCTACCTGTGTCTTTCATGATACGTAAGAAGTCCTTTAACGCACCTCTACGCAAATGCGGAATAGTTTCAGCTACTACGCTTATTTCCGTTTTCGGGTACGTTGCAGCCTTTGTAATTAGAATCGGAAGTATTCCGTATGTTTTTCCAGCATTGTCACCCCCTACTACTTAATTCATAGGGGGTTAAAGAGCGGAAGTCCCGCCCTGGATAATTTTTATCCTTTTCTTTAGGGCGTTAATCTTCCTTATAGCACTTGTAATTATCATATTCTAATTTATATCTATACGATGTCGTTATTTTCAGGATCTAATTTAAATAAAGGTTGTTCGATATTCGTTTGTTCAACTTGCTCTTTTAAGTTGTTTAAACGTTGTGTAATGCTTGCGTTATACTGTCCTACCATGCCGCCCGTTATTTGATCTTCGCGTATTTCTTTGCGTATGCGTAAGCAGATAGCGGTAAATTCTGAATATCTTTTATCTCTATTCATGAAATAGTCTTCAACTACTCCTACTTCGTCCCAGCAAAATATCTCGAATCCTTCCATTGTTAAAGGTCTTTCAAGTGGCTCGGCTCTTTCTTCAAATTCTTTACCACCGAATACGCTTTTAATTCTCGGGTTCGCTTTTACGTCTTCTTTGTATTTTTTAAATAGTTCGTAAAGTTGTTCAGGACTATCTAAGTTTCTTGGTCTACCTACTTTTGCCATTTTTTAATTCGTCTTTTGTTAAGTTTTCTTCATAAGTTGTTGAACATACCGCTAAACGTTGGTCTATATCTTCGTATTCAAAAGTCATTGTATCATTAGTCATGCACCTTTGAACGAAGTCTTTTTTACTTTCGTCTTTTCGTGGTTTAGGAATTGGCATCTTCGTACGTGTTAAATAATATCTCTAATTTATTCATTACATCACGAAGACAAGAACCGCAGCTTGTTGGTTGCATATTTACCTTAAATACTCTATTATAAATTCTTAATAGTTCCTTTTGTTCAGTAGGTTTCATTGAATAACGTGTTTCAGAATACCATTCTTTTAAATATTCGTATTCGTCTTTTAGTAAACATTCAGGTTTACGATACGGAAATAAAGCGTTTAACTTTGCTTTACGTTCGTCACAACCGCAATCTTCACCAAGTAACCATTTAGCAACCTTTGAAACTCCAGTGGCTTCTAAAACTTTTTCTACTGTGTCCCCTAATCCTTCGCTTTTAGCCGCTAATATTTCGGCTTTTGTTCGTCTTTTTCTTGTCATAAATTATATTTTAAAAATTGTTCTTCAGTGCAAAATAAAATAGTGTCTTCAGTTAATACTTGCGTAGGTATTACTTCAAAAAAATAATGCTTTTCAGGAAATTCAGTATATTCTTTTGAAATCCAAAACTTACAATTTAATAAAACCATTTGTTCAATTGTTAATTTTGAACTGTCCATTATATGATCTAACGTTTTTTCTTCTAATTTCATTTTATTAGTTCGTAATCCTGATTCTTAAAATCTTCGTAATCTTCGCCTACATTTTCCTTTAAACGTATTTTACAAATCTTAATTGTTTTCCATACGCTTTTAAAACTTATTCCCGTTACGCCTTCAATTTGTCGTGTACTCATTCCAGAAGTTCTATATAAATCAAATAGTAGTTGATCGTACCAATGCCAGCTTTTTATTTCCGCTATCATTTTTATTTCAAAACGTTTCTTCGCTTCTAATATTTCGGGTTGGTATTCGTCTTTTAGTTGCATAGCTTCAGTTAAATTTACCTTTACTATCCGGGACTTACTTTTTTTATAGTCAAAAGCCATGTTACGTAATACCGTCCAAACAAAGTTCTTATTCAGCTTACCGTTTATGTAGAATCGTTCGACTTTATCCAGCTTTGCCATTTTTAAATACATCTCTTGAACTATATCTTCGCAATAATAATCTTCGCCAAAGGTTGAAACAATCTTTACCCATTCGTTATGGTGCTTGCTTAATTCTATTAAAAATATATTACTCAAAAAATTGCGATTGAATATTCAACAAGTAACAAAACTAATAACCCTACGCAAACACGGTGAATAGACTCAAGTATTAATTCGTCTTTATATACCCAGTCCTCAAATTTAGGAACACTTTTCCAATATACCAAAAGCAAAAAAGCCCTATCCAAAATGAATAAGGCTATGAAAAAGGGTAATAGTAGAATGTATCTCACTTTACAAAGTTATACTTTTTTTTAATATGTAAGATTAATTATTCAATACTTATATTATAATCATATAAGAATTCTCGTATTTTCTCACGTAATTTCTCGTAACATTCATAAACTTCAGGAGATAATTTTTCGTTATATTTTACTTCCGCTCTTAAGTATTGGTCTAAGTCCCATAAAACTAATTTATATTTATAGCCGTCTAAAGCTGTTCTTATGTCTTCGGCTTCCTCGTTTGTGTCAAATTCTAATGTTATTTTTCCCATTTGTTAAATCTTATGCTATCAATGTGTTTTATTAATTCGTCTTTATCTTGTTTAAGGTCTCTACTAATGCTTATATTTAAAATTCTACCGCCTATTGGTTTTATCGGCGCACCTCTTTCAACGTGCCAACCATTACTTCCATCTCCGTATTCCTCTTTGTAAGTTCCTGTAATCATTAAATGTAATTCCTTTTGAACTAATTTATATCCATTTTTAGGAACGTAAACAACGGTATCTCGAACATCATGTCTTGCAGAATTTTCGTGAATATGTCCCATTGTAAAAATATCAAAACCTTCGTACATTTCTAAAGCTCTTGTTAAATTCAACGCTCCTTTTGTTACCACACCCCCACCGCCTGAACCATGAAAATATTTTATTTTATATGAAAGCATTTTTTTATTAAGGTATTGTTTGATAATAATCCAACCTCCATAACCTCCAGTCATTACGTTGCTTTTGTTTTTGTAATTAAGCAAGTCTACAAACCTTTGAAGTATATCCGTTTCTTGGTATTTAATTATAGCCGTTTCGTGGTTTCCATAACCTAAAACAGTTAATATGTGAGCGTACGGACTAAACCATTCGACCGCAGTTTCTACAATTGAATCTAAGTATTTAGCGTTATTATGCTCGGGTCTTATATCCGATTTGTTACCTCTTTTATCTCCTTTACCTTGCATTAAACAAAAAAAGTCCCCGTTGACTATTACGGGGATGTTCTCTTTTAAACAGTAATCTAAATGATTTTTTAATAAGTTTCTATTGCATTTCGGGTTGTCCCAATGTAAATCAGACAATATAGCTATTTGTATATCTTTTCCTTTTAAAACGATTTCGTGAACGTTTTTCAAATGCTTTATTAACTCCATACATAATTAACAAAATAATAGAAGTTTTGTCCATTCAATCTTTATTAATACCTTTCGTCCCTTCTTAATTCTTGCCAATATAAAAGTTCTTCAGCTTCGTCTTCGTACTCAAAACCGAATGCAGTAGGGTTGTCGTAAATTAGTTCTTGTAAAGACTCACAAATTAGTTTTGAATTACGGTTGTTTAGTATTCCGTGTTTTACGTAGTTGTAATCAGCATCGTATAAATCGTATCTCGTTAAATATACTTGTGCTTCTTCTACTTCGTTACCGTCACGTGTAAATTCAACGTCAAATTGTAACTCCATATAACCAAATCTACCAAGGTTAATATCGAAATATCCAGTTCTATTGTAAAAATCTACCGCTTCAATTTTCCAATTACGTGTTTTCATAGTGCTTTGTTTTAATTATTTCTTCAAAATTAATATAACTTTTTAAATAAACAACACTTTTGCAAAAAAAAATTACATTCCTTTTTCATTTAGGTATTTAGCTAAACGCTGGATCGTTTTACTTGTTAAAGACTTACCATTTAAAAACGTGTGAATATTACTTTGATGAAGTTTAGCATCTAAACAAAAAGCATTCAATGATAGTTCGTGTTTTTGTAGGTAGTCCCGTAACATTTTACGCGTTAACTCGTCGCTATTTGCTATTATTTTACTTGCTTTCATTTAAAAATCATTTAAGAAGTCGGAAATATCATTGTTTTGTGGCTTCGCTTGTTGTTCTTCAGCTGGCTTTATTGACAAACTTAAATAGTTTTTACCGTTGTTGCTTTGTTTTTTCCAAGCGCTTATGTAAAATTCACGTCCTAAAATTGTTATTTTACCATTCATGTCCGGGTGCGTTTCTTTCGTCTTTTTGTCGTTTGTAAATAACGCTCCGCTGTTGTCTCTTTTTTCCATTTTACTTTTTATTTATTTTTATTTTTAACATTTTAATTATTAAAGAATCTCCGTTTACCGTACCGCCTTCATCAGTTACCGCAGTTAAAGCTTCTATTAATTGCTTTATTTCTTTTAGTTCTTTTTTTAAGTCTTGTATTTCTTGGTTTACTTCGGGGTTCATATCGTTTATTTAATAAGTTAATTCTTCTCCAGTCAGTGCGAAGTATAGGTTTTCAAGTTGATGAACGTAATCAATATCTTTGTGCCAATCACCATATTCATTAAGATAAAAGTGACAGTACACACCATCCTCTATATCCACATCAAATCCATCCTTTTGATATAGATCCTCAAACTCACTGTATTTAAACCCTAACTTTATCAACCACTTTTTACTTATCTCCATTGCTTGATAGAAGTCATCAATCTCATCATCTAATAAGTTTCTAAGATCTTCTAAATTGATGAGGTCACTCTTATAAGTGCCATCTCCCATCTCTATTTTGTAGGTGTTACCTAATCTAATTTCATGTGAATCTAAAGTCATATTAAGTCTATTATTTCGTTATAATATTCGTTACATTCTTCTATTCGTGTTTTAATAGCTTCGATAACATCCTCGTCACGCTTTACTACGTGCGTTTTAACGCGCTTTTCCATAGGTATATGTCCGAATGTATGCTTGTCTTCTACAAACTCTCTTAAATCGGAACTTTCACTTATTAAGTTTTGTTTCCAGTGTTCCCTTCTTATTTCGTCTTCTACTATTTGTAAAGGCGTATCAACTAAACAATAGCATAATAAAGCCTCTTGTTTGTCGGTTAACCACATATAGCCCTGAAGCTGGTAGTAATAATCTTTGTTTTTTAATTCGTCTTCTACTACCTTTTCAAAAAACGTAAACGCATCCCAAGAACTTTTAACATCAATCAGTACGTCCGTGTTTACATCAGGAACGCCCGTTATATATTCGTTTGTTATTCGTTCTTCATTCTTGTAAATAAAGCCTACGTTTAGAACTTCGCCTACTAACTTAATAGCTTCGTCTTCTACCTCAATACCTTTATCCGTGTATCTACTCCAGAACTCTTTGTGTATTCCGTATTTTTCTTGTATTGCTAATTCTAAAATGTAGCTTTTAGTAGTTAGCGAAAGACGTTCCCCCTTTGTACGGGGGTTCGTCATTATTTTACCGATTTGTGAACAACGTATTTTCATAACAATAATGCTTTTTCTTGTGCTTCACTTAATTGAAATTTCTCTTTTAGCTTTTCGATAGTTATTTTACCTTCGTTAATCGCCTTTAAAGCATCAGTAAATCTTTTGTTATCCAAGCTTTCTTTTTTAGGCTTTTCTTGTTCACCTGAAGCGTCCGTATCTTTATCCGTTACTAAACCTAACATCGAACTCAAACAATACCTACGAAAATACGTAACGCCAGAACCGAAACTTTGAAAGTCATTCATTCCTTTTAGTTGTACATACGGAATCATGCAGTTACTTTCTATTTGTTCACCGCTTTCTACATGAAATACTACCGTAGCTAAATAGTTAACACCTTCTTTAGTGTTTATTAGTTGCGTGAATCCTAATCCGTGTTTTTGTAGTAACGGATTTATTTCGCTAAATATTTTAGGAAGATCACTATATGAGTACCCGTAACCTTGTGTAGCTTTGTGAATTACTTTCACTTCTTGCTGGAACGCTGCCAGCGATTTTAATAAATGTTTCATATAACTTTGTTTAATTTTCTACAAATATAATCTAAATTTTTAATATAACAATAGTTTTAAAAAAAAACTACAAAAATTTCTTTAAACCTTGTGCGCAGCGTTCAATTGAATTTGCGCGTTCCTGAAGGCTTTGAATTTGTTCAAGTATAGTTTGCTTACAATCGCTTGTAAAATAGCCGTGTGACGTAGCTATTAACGGTATTAAGCCATTTGTACGAATATAATTTACTAACTTTCTTAAACGTGGTTGCGTTAGCCTTATTTTATATCCGTTTTCTTGTAAATAGTTATTCATTCGAGTAACTATTAACTCCGCTTTTATCGGGTTCGTCTTTTTGTAGTGCCTAAAACCGTTTACTACTAAATGCAAAATTTGCATTTCTTCAGCCGTTAATTCGCCGGTGTGTTCTTCAAAAGTTTTTATCATTGTGCTTTGTTTAATTGTTTCAAAATTAATATTATTTTTTAATATAATTCTATTTCCTTACATTTTTTTTTATAAGTTGCTATAATTTCTTTTAG